GGTGTTCTCTTAGGTTTGTTATAACCTGAGAACGTTTCTTTACCTTTTTTAATCATTTCTTTTTCTTAGTTGCTGACTGTTTTAAAGCCATTGCAGTTGGTGCGCCTTTAGAACCAACCTTACGCATCTTCTCGCCACTACCAGCGGCAATACGTTTACGTTTAGCATGGATATTAGCCCATAAACCTGGTTTACTTGCCACGTTTTGCTGCCTTTTTCATAGGTTTAGCTGTCATAGCTTTACCTGTTTTCTTTGCGTATGATTTAGCTTCTTTCTTACCCTTTTCAGTGTAAGCAAATTTCATTTTTCCGACCATTGGCATAATTATTTCCTTTTCTTTTTAGACATACCCGCTTCGCTAAGTGCGATAGCAATAGCTTGTTTAGGTGATTTAACTACTGGACCTTTTTTACCTGAATGTAATGAACCTGTTTTAAACTCTTTCATTACTTTGCCTACTTTCGCCATCTTGCCTTTTTTCGTTGTTGGTTTTTTCATTAGGTATCCTTATAAACGTATGTTCAAATTGACAATCAGGGCAAACAGGATAACCGGTTGAGTCAAAGACGTCACCGCACTGTTCACACACATTAATATTCATGATAAAAAAAATCCCACCGAAGTGGGATAATGGGAGATTATATAAATGATGGAGACTACTCGGCCATCAGCCTAGGATTATACTACAACTTTTATTAAATGTAAAGTGTTTTATGCGTTTATTTTACGAGATGCTATTGTTAACAAATTGTCAATTGCAAGTTCTAATTTATATTCATATGCAAATGGTTTTTTAGAACTTAAATACCTATGATACAAAGCGTCTTGCTGCTCAGGTGGTAGATTATGAATTAATGTATCTATAATTCTAATATTGTCTTGGTCTTGAGTTGATATTAGTTCATCAAATGAATCTTCAGTAGAAGCACCTCCAGAACTCATTACTAATGATCTAGAAGGAAAACCTAATTTATGTGTAGGTCTTTTCATCCATTGTGCCCAACCATCTAAAATCTCTAATAACCTATTTGTATCTAGCATTATGAAACATCAACCTCTTTAACATGCCATCTGTTATTTTTCTTATACCAACCATGTACAATGATACGCCATTCGGCATCTCTTAAATGCTTTATAGATTCACTATTAGCTATTTTTTTTAGTCTCGCTCCGACATTAGTCAGTGTTGTAGTTTGAATGCCAACTGTTTCGCCTGTTTCTGATATTGCTAATACGTCAATAATACCAAATAAATCTACTCGAACTCTTCCCCAACTATTCCATTTTTCTACCACTTGCGATAATGGATAATTTTCTTTTTGTAATTTTTTTAAAGTTAACTGAGTTGGACTAGTTGCCATCATCTACCTTTTGTAAAGCACCAGTAGACTTATTAAGTTCATACTCAACAAGATGCGGTGATGTATCGTCACTTTTATTTTTTTTCTTACCAAATATCTTATCCCAATTGTCTTCGTAAATATCTCTATCTGAAAACGGTCTTGGTGCGCTTCCTTTTCCCATTATAATATTCCTATTAATTCATGTTCCCAAAGATATTGCATGGTAGTAACATAAGCTCTATTCCACATCTCACGCCTTTCTTCTTTGGTTAATTCTTTACCCATGTCTAGTGTGTAATGGCACTCGTAACATAATGCAGCACATAAAGCATCTGATACTTTAATACCCATACCTTTACCTTCATTGCGGTGTGCAGCACAAACTGTTTCAGACATGATACCACAATGTTGACAAGGTAACTGTCTTAAAAGTTTTGTTAGTTTAGTGTTGCGGTATATCATTGTCAAATTTAAACCCATATTCGTGTGCGAAACGTTCTACATTTCTATTATACTCTGAAAACTCTTCTGTATTTAATGAACTTGTAGACTTAATTACTACAACTGGTTGCCCAGCTATTTCTTTTTGCTCAGCTAAAAACTTGTATTTTAATAAGTCATGAAGTTCAATATCAGTATAACCTAGGTACGAACCAAGCTCTTTTAACATTAACCAATATCTATCGTTTTGTGATAGCGACCTCAAATGTTTTTGTTCGCTAATGTTTACTCTCCAATTTTTAGTTAAATCAAGTGTTTTTAATTTGTCTATTAAAATTGGTAAATTGAGTTTTGTTAAATTCCAACGTATCATAATCTCTCCATTTTTCACTTTTAATCACTTGGCCATTATTTAATGTAATTTTATATTCACATGGACCAAATTGTTTGTACCATTCTGTTTCTTCAAAATTCATATTGGTGTATCCTTATAACGTAAAGACTTAGGTTCAAACCATAATGGCACTCTTCCTTCCCATTCAAAATGTCTTTGTTTAGTTAAATTTAAATATGCATCTGGTGTAATTTTAATCTCATTTTCAGATAAATTATTAAATGCTATATCCTCTTCCTTTTTTTTATTTCTAAACACGCTGCAAACATTGTCAGCAAGGTTAGTTATATTACTACTTCCCATGACGTCAAATTTAGAAGGTGCTTGGTTTAATTCGTCCATTGTTTTTCTACTATGCGCAACAAGATGGATATGTATATTAAGGTCTCTTGCTGCAATAGCTAGTTGGTCGCAAAATTTCTTCTGCCCATTATAGTCATCTTCATTTATTGAACACTTCATTAAACTGTCAACTACAAAATGTTGAATACCTAATTGCTCAGCGCCGTAATAGATAACTGATAATACTTTATTAGCATTTGTAGAACCTAACTGATCGTATATCCATAGTTTGTTATCTGCTCTATTTAAAAACTCCTCAATATAACTATCTGTTGGCATGTCGCTACCTAATGACTGACGAATAAATCTAGCTAATGTTGCCTTTGGTGTCATCTCGAAACTAGCTATTAAACATTTGTAATTTTTTAGTAAATGTAAAATAATATAATTTAACAGCATGCTTTTGCCGTGCCCTGAGTATCCGGACCAAATTGTAAATTCGCCTAAACGTAACCTCCAAAGATCAAGCGTTTTACTAAACGGTAAAGTCGCACCGCTTTGTATCTCACCATTAAAATAACGTATTGTATGTTCCAAATAAGTACTAGGACTTTTAATTTTAAGATATTCATCTGACTCCCTTCTAAAAAAATAATTTTTAACTTGGTCTTCATTTATAACTAATTTATTTACTGTTTCTTCTAATGACATAATGTATAAGCATCCTTAATTCGTTGGTAAGCTAAAATTAACCTTTGTTTATCTTCTTCTTCTAACGTCTTACCTTTAGATAATTCTAATGCAGCTAACGTACATAATAAAATTTCATTAGACAATGAAGATAAAACAGCGTAAGGATTAAATGCACGTTTTAATGGTTTCATATGATCTTCAAGTTTGTCAGGAAATAAATCGTCAAAACTTAAACCTGCGGCATCTAAAATATCATTTGTACTGCAACCAGAAAAACAGTGAATTAAAATTCTTCCGTCATTAACTAATTTAATACCAACACTTGGTGATTTGTCCTCATGAGCTGGGCATAAACATTGCCATTGGTCATTTCCAGACTTATACACTTTTTGAAACCGAGAAAGTATTTCATTTATTTCCATATAATCTCCTTTTATATAATCTCTTTTCTTCTTATATTATCTCTTCTCTTCTTATCTCTTCTCTTCTAGTAAATACTTACTATATAGATATTATATACTAATTATATCTTCTTGTTCAAACCAATTGTCTAATTCTTCTAACTTATTGATTATAAATTCTTTTGTTGTATGCAGTCTAAATGCTATCTTACGTTCATCTGGCAATACACCGTTCTTTTCAGAAGCTAAACACCAAAGTTCAAAAAGTACTGCTTTTTGCTCGTAAGTAAGGTCATGCCAGTCAGGGTCATTTAAAATATCTCGACCATAAACCTTAAACCAAACCATAGAACTTTTATTTTTAAAGTGTTGAAACTTACTCCAATTCCTTACTTTCTTCATATAATCTCCAAATTATCATGCTTGTAAATATGTTTTTACTTGGTTAATAATCCATTTAGAACCACCTAAAGATTTGATAATATTTTTATATTCTAAAGGTAATGTGTATTTAACACCAATGGTTGGTGTTGTATTTTTAGGTCTACCTGCACCTTTTCTTTTGCCGCCTCTTGCCATGTTTCTCTCCAATAAAATTGATAAAAAACATTGTATCATACAATTTGAAAAAAAGTGTTTGCATTTCAGTAAAAAATAATGTATGATATTTCAGTAGTAAAACATTTAAGGAGATTATATGAAGACAAATTATCAAGATGTGGTAGACTTTCATAAT